GGCTTGTCCGCCAACCCCGACATTGAGCGAAGAGACATTGTTGAACCCGTCGGTCCAGTAGAGATACCAGAGATTGTCGTTGGGCAATGTGAGCGAGGCACCGCCGCCGCCGGCCGTCAGAACCAGTGTCTGCCCACCGGACGTTGCGTTGCGCGCATAGCCAACCTTTTGCAGGTTCGGCATGTGCACGTTGCACGGGCTCGATAGCGAGCCGGTGAAAGTTTTCATCCGATAGCGCCGCTCGTCCGGCGCGCCGGCCACGATGCTCAGCGTGTAGTCTTGCCGGTTCGACACATCGATCGTCACCAGACCGTCGATCGCCTCGTCGGCCAACGTCTCGTTGGTGCTGTTCGGGGTGCCCCAGGTGTTGAAGATCGACCGATCGAACGGCTGCAACACCGCAAAGCCATTGGACGGAGTATAGCTCGTCATGCAGCAACCCTTTCTGGCGCGGGTGGCGTGCTCATGCCGCGCCGACGCGTCTCCTCGGCCTTGGCAGCGGACAGATGTTTCTGAAACAGCGTCTCCCAGCTGAGCGCTTGCGGGGCTTCGTCGGCCGCCGCGCCGTAGTTGCGATTGAGCGCACCGGCGAGAAACACACAGATCGCCGCCTGTAGCAATTCGGGATACTGCCGCGACAGGTAGGTCGATGGATTGGTCACACTCATCGGCTGCGCGCCGAACAGTCCACCGAGCTTGACCGAATAGGCGCCGTCCGGGGTCGGCGCGATGATCACGCTCACCGCATCGCGCAACGCCCAATAGCGTCCGCCCTGCCAGGTTAGACTGGGCGTCATGACGGAAAACTGGTTGGGCCAGACGCGATCGATGAAATCGATGCTGACCCGATCGTAGGGGATCAGCACGTTATTGACCACCAGGCGCAACACTTCCGGCGTAACCAGCGGCAACGCGGTAGCGGAGAAATCGATGTCACGCGACCCCGCGGCGGTGCTCGTAGAACTGTCCTCGACATACGACGCGATGAACGGAATCTCATGGTAGATGCGGGTCTCGGCGGTGCTGACGGCTAGCGGAAACTGAATCAGAAACAGCGCGTCATAGACCGGTGTGGCCGGCACCGGCGACGGCAGGCGTCCCATGGCGATGGCGCAGGACTGTTGCAGCGAGGACCAGGTTTGTTCGGCCATCAGCGCCCCCGCCAGCCGATGATGGTCGGCTTTGCTGGACTACCGACATTGAACCCAGAGCTGAACGCCAGGTGGTTGAACCCGCCTGGATTGCCACCGCCCGCGCCGATCGCCGCGAGCGCCGAACCGGACAACAACAACACCAGAAGTAGGGCCGCGAGCGCTTTCATCCGGTGCGTCCGTTGATAAAGGCGGTGATCGTTCCCGTCGTCTTCGTAAAGCAAGTCGTCGCACTGGAAACCACCGCAGTGATGCCGGTGGAGAACACCTGCGGCGGTCCAGGGGAGTAGTCGATTTGCGCATAGCTCGAAGCCGGTAGTGGCACGCAGGCAAGCGGCGTGATCGCCCCGTCCGCTGGCGAGGTGGTGGAATTGAGCACCACCAGAAAGCCAGCGGTCGAGGTCAGGTTGGTCGCATAGACGCTGTAGAGATTGCCGGCACTGGCCTTCAGCACGTGGTTGTTCTCAGCCGCGGCTGAGACCACCGAGGTGATGCCGGCCGCGGAAGCCGAAGTTGGCGCCACGGTGGTCTGCACCGGGGTCATGCCCGCCGAGCCTTGCACCGTCCACGGACCGGACGCTTGGGTGACCGCGCCGATCGTGTTCGAGCCAGGCGGCAGAGCGGTTGCCAGATTGACCAACGTGTTGCCGCCGCTATCGCACTGCACCGGCGTCGATCGTCCGCTGGTCAGCGCGGTCGGCGTGGTGTTGAACTGGCAGCCGGTCAGCATCGCGTTGGCCGGGCTCGCAGCGTTCTGCCCAGCAAAGTCCAGCACCGCGCCGCCATTGCCAAACAGGTTGGCGGTGGTTTTCAGATTTGCTGCCGTGCTCTGCACCACGGTCGCGTTCAGATTGGCGGCGGTCGATTGGCTGACGACAAGCGCGGTGCCATTCGCTCCGGTATTGGCCAATGAGACCTGCAACGGCGTCGTGGAGGTGCCCAACTCGGTGCCCGAAGCGTCACGCAAGTTGGCGAACAGCGCCCGCTGCGCAGTGACCTGAAACGCGCCCTGCTGCCCGGTGGTTAACGCATTGGAGGTCGCGGTGGTCTGAAAGAAGCCGCCGATCAGGGTCTGCGGCGACGTGCTCGCCGTGAAGGTGCTCTTGTCCGCCGCGGTGGTGGTGGTGCAGCCGCTGTCGCAGACGATGTGCAGATTGGTGCCGGTCGCCTGCGACACGGTGGCATTGAGGTTGGCCGCGGTCGATTGGCTGATCTGCACCGGGGTCATCGAGGCAATGCCCTGGATCGTCTGCACCCCAGCGTCCGGCGTGCCCGCGGTGCCGGCACCGGTCGCTTGGGTCTTCAGATTGGCCGCGGTGGCTTGTGAGACGTTGGCGTTCAGGTTCGCCGCGGTGCTCTGCACCACGGTGGCGTTCAAATTGGCCGCCGTCGCTTGCGCCGCCGTCACCAACACCGCCGTGCCATTGGCCGCGGTGTTGGCCAGCGAGACCTGCAACGGCGTGATCGAGGTGCCAACCTCGGTGCCCGCAGCATTGCGCAGATTGGAGAACAGCGCGCGGTTCGCGGTGACCTGGAACACTCCCATCTGGCCGGTGGTCAGCGCATTGGAGGTCGCGGTGGTCTGGAACACGCCACCGATCGGGGTTTGCGAGGTGGTGCCGAAGGTAAACGCCGCCTCGTCGGCCGGCGCGGTCGAGGACGAGCAGCCGCTGTCACACGCCACGTGCAAGCTAGAGCCCGTGGTTTGCGCCACGGTAATCGCTGTCCCAGAACCGATGCCCTGAACGGACACCACCCCGGAAGCCGGAGAGCCCGCCGCGCCAGAACCCACCACAGTGGCGTTCAAGCTGGCGGCCGTCGCTTGCGCCACCGTCGCATTGAGATTGGCCGCCGTCGCCTGCGACACTTGCACCGGGGTCATCGAGGCGATGCCCTGGATGGTCTGCACCCCGGTATCGGCGGTGCCTGCGGTGCCAGTGCCGGTCACCCGAGCGTTCAAGTTGGCCGCGGTGGCCTGGCCGACGGTGACTGGCGTCGCGTTGGACCCGGTATTGACCAGCGAGACTTGCAGCGGCACCGCGGCAACGCCGACTTCCGCCCCGGTCGCATTGCGCAGATTGACCATCAAGGCGCGATTGATGGTTGCTTGCAGCGCACCCATCTGGCCGTTGGTCAGCGGGTTAGAGGTCGCTGTCGTCTGAAACACCGCACCGACCGGCGTCTGTGACGACGTGCCGAAGGTAAAAGCACCCTGGTCAGCCGGCGCGCCGGTGGACGAGCAGCCGGCGTCGCATACCATGTGCAGATTGCTGCCGGTGCCCTGGGTGGCTGTGATGCTGCCCGACACGGTCGCCAGCAGATTGCCAGCGCTGCCGTTGCTGACCACCAGCGGAACCATCCCGGAAATGCCTTGCACCGTCTGCACCCCGGTGTCGGCGGTGCCAGCGGTGCCCGCGCCAGATGCCTGGGTTTTCAGGTTGGCCGCGGTCGCTTGGCTTGCGGTCACCGCCGAGCCGGCCTGCACCGAGACCGCGACCGGGGTCATGCCGGCGATGCCCTGAACGGTCAGCACCCCCGCATTCGCCGTGCCGGCCACACCCGAGCCGACCACGGTCGCATTGAGATTGGCCGCGGTCGCATTGTTGACGATGATCGGCGTCATGCTGGCGATGCCCTGGATCGTCAGCACCCCAGCGTCAGCACTCCCCGCGGTGCCCTTGCCGGTCGCTAGCACGGAGAGGCCCAACGTCGCCGAGACCGGCGCGCAAACGTCCGGATTGGTCGCGTCGCAGGGAATGGTGCGATTGGAAAAGGCGCCGCCGATATTGGTCTGCACGTTCATCTGCTTCGACGCGCCGTGAGCATCGATGATGTCCAACGTGGCGGCATGCGCCTGGGCGAACAGAAGCGGAACCAGCAGCAGGAATAAAATCTGGAATATTTTTCTCACGAGATCACCGGTAAGTATTGCGAGCCTCCAGGCGTGGAGAAGTCCAGTTGACCTTGACCGGGAGGACCGGGCGGCGGCACTGGCGTCGTTCCGGGTCCCGCTTCGACCATGATCGGATGGCCTTGATCGTCAGTGAGGACGTTGCCCTGATCGTCAGTGAGATACGCGAACATCTCAGCCGGCGGCGGTGGTGGAGGTGGCGGGGCCGGCGCCTGTCCGCGATCCAGCATGATCGGCTTGCCGAGATCGTCGGTGATGACGTTGCCCAGATCGTCGGTCAGGAAGTCGAACAGCGGCTCGACGATCGGCGGGATCGCCTCGAACTGATCGAACGGGAAGAACGGCGGCGGCGCCGGGCCAGCTTGTTGCGCCACATAGCCAGGCCGCGGGCTCCTCAGCGGACGCGGGTCCGGCGGAATGACAATCGGCCGTAGGTGATTGTGCGGCTGGTCCTCGCAGGTATGGCAAACCAGAATGCGCAGATTGGCCAGCTGCGGCCCACGCCAGTCATGCTGCCAATGCAGTTCGCTCAGCCAATAGCGATGGTTACACCGATCGCAGTAGCCGATCGGCCGCGGCTTGTTCTGATCGGCATAGTTACGAGCGAGCCCCCTACCCATAATACGCCCCGAAATCCGGCACGATCCATGTCGATACCCGCTCGCGGTCTTCGCTCGCTACCTCGTCCCACTTCATCGAGGCATAGGACGCCAACGGCACCGCCCGGTCGGGCGCGAACTTAGCCGCCAGCATGGCCGACAGCTCGGCGGTGTAGGCTTCCAGAAAGCGGAACGGCGCCTGCAACTGCAATCCGTTGATGATGTCGGCGTCCTGAACTTGCCGCGAACGGCGATAGCGAATTTCAAACGGTCCGCTGGCATCCGGCGCCGGCCAGACGTTGATCACCGGCACCACCTGCCGATCGATCCAGAACGAGGTCGGCCGCGCCTGCTGCGACTTATTCGGAATTGCCATGTATTCGTCGCGACTGATTGCCCACAGCAATAGATCGGTCGGGTTGGAGGCAAACCCGGTGATGGACGTGGTCTGCTGTGTCGCCAGCGTGGTCATGCCAGCGTTTTCCGCCAGGTTGGTGTTGAACCCGGCCTTGAAGCTGGCGAGAAACTGCAACGTGTTGATAGTCAGGTTGGTCGGCTGCACCAGATAGGGTCCGAACAGCTGACCGCCGCCGATCGCCGTCGGGCGCTCGACGACAAAGGTCTGGCCCGACAGCTTGCCGTGATTGGCCAGAGTGACAGTGACGAGGTTAGAGCCCTGCGTCATGGCGAACACCGGCACCGACCCACCAGGCGTCGAAGTGGGGAAGGCTGCCAGCTCGGACGCGTTGATTACCGCCTGACCGACCGCCGGCACCGACTGCACCTGATAGAGCCCGCTGATGATCAGGCCACCGACCGAGACCTGAACCCCGACATTGATGTAGCCACCGACCGTCGGGGTTGCCGAAAACCCCATGATGGTAACGCTGGACGAACCTTGAACGGTGGTGAACGACGGGGTCACGC